GAGGCGGTCTACCTGCGCGCTGATTGCGAGCAGATTCAGAGCGAGGGCGGGGCGCCGTGACCGCCCTCGCTGTCCGGTCAAATGACCTCGGTCACGCTGCGCGGGAAGTAGGGAACCGAGGTCGGCCTCACGTTTTTCGCTTCGGCGATCGTACGAATGATCTCGGCCGCCGTTTCGCGGCGAGTGATCACGTTGCCCGAGGGCATGCGGCGCGACAGCGGAATGTCGAGCAGACGCAGACCTGGGGTCACCGTGTCGGCCGCCTCGATTACCTGCGCGAAAGCTTCGGCGAGTTCGGCGTGCGTCGGCGCGAGGATTTTGACGTCCGAGGCGAACTGCGTGGCGTCGGCTTCGGGCGCGGGGGTGAGGTCCTGCTCTTCGCGCGACCAACGAGTCCCGTTCAGCGTGGTAACCGTGTAGACCGTCATGTCCGAGTAGATGCGAACCTTGGTAATGATGCCGGTCATCGGAGTGTCGGTGTCCGTGATGGTAACGATCTGACCGAGGTTCATAACGTTCTCTTCCTGTCGCTGTCTCTCGCTTGCAAGTACAACCCTAGCAGGAACCTAGTAGGTTTGCAATGACTAATCAGCCCACGTGGACGATCCTGGTACCGACCCTAGGCCAGCGCGAGCACCTGTTCATGCGCCTGATGAGCGTCCTGCTGCCGCAGCTCGATCCGCACGAGGGCCGCGTACGGGTGCTCGCTTGGCGGAACAACGGTCAACCCTCGATCTCGGAGATTCGCGACACGCTGCTCGAAACGGCCGGCAGCGACTATGTCTCGTTTGTCGACGATGACGATCTCGTCCCTGAGTACTACGTCGCCGAGGTGGTGAACGCCCTCGCCACCCGCCCCGATCATGTCGGGTTCCGGCTCGAATACTCCACCGATGACCAGCACCGAGAAATAGTGGACCATTCACTCAGATGGGGTGGGTGGGGACGTTCACACGACGGCCAGCTTTTCCGTGACGTTACGCACATCGACCCCGTGCGCCGCGACCTCGCTGTCCGTGCCCGCTTCGCCGTTCGCCGCGGGCGCGCCGAAGACCGCGTGTGGGTCAAGAAGGTGCGGCAGCATCTCGCCACCGAGGTCTACGTCGACAAGATCATGTATTACTACCTGTGGCGCGAGGACATCACCGCGTGGCAGAAACCCGACCTCATCGTCCCGGTCCCCGGCCGCCCCGAGATCGCCCACCCGTACTTCTCGTGGCACGAGCGGTCCGACGCTTGACGTACCTACTAGGTACCTGCTAGGTTTGCCTCATCGACAGCGAGACGCGGAGAAGCGAACCGTAGCGCTGCGGGGAGTGGCCTGGCCGGACCGGGCACCATGCCGAACTGTCGTGATCTGATCGCGGTTGCTAGCGCCGTGACCGGGTCGGATGCCGCCTGCGGTGAGTGTGGTTCATCCAGGCGGCATCCACATACAATTCCTCCCGTGACCGCTCCGATGATCGTCATCGTGCCCACCCGCACCCGGCCGCACAACGTCGTCCCGGTTGTCCGGGCCTTTCGCGAGACGGGTGCCTTCGAGGACGGCGTCGAGGTCGTCTTCGTGCTCGACGCCGACGACCCGGATTTCGGCGCCTACGCGACGCAGATGACCATCGTCGGTGCGGGACCGAACCCGCATCGCCAGGCCGTCTCGTGGATCGCCGCCGCCGAGTGGGAACCCCTCGTGCCGAAGCTCAACAAGGCGGCCGACTATCTGCGCATCACGCAGCGCCCGTACGCCCTCGGGTTCATGGGTGACGACCACCGCCCGCGTTCTGCCGGCTGGGCGAAGTCGTACCGCGCCGAGCTCGAATCGGCCGGCACGGGCATCGTGTCCTGCCCGGACGGCTACCGCCCCGACGACCTGCCCACGCACTGGCTCATGACCTCCGACATCGTCGAGGCCCTCGGCGGCCGGATGGTGCCCGCCCCGGTCCATCACCTCTACTGCGACAACGCGATCCGTGAGCTCGCCAAGGAGGCCGACTGCTGGCGGTGGCGGGCCGATCTGCTCGTCGACCACCTCAACCCGTACGCGGGTCAGCGGGCGCCGATGGACGAGCAATACGAGCGCGTCAACGGAAGCGAGCAGTACCAGCACGACCGGGCCGCGTACCGTACGTGGAGACGGCATGGCGGGCTGGTCACCGATGCCGCAACCGTTCGAGCACTGAAAGGCAGAGCATGAGCATCGTCGTAGCCGCGCGCAGCGGCCTAGCCGTAGGCCCCGACGGGGCGAAGTACCGGCTCGCCGCGGGCCGCACCCTCGCCGACTCCCGGCATCCACTCGCGCAGGCGCACCCCGAGCTGTTCGCCCCGTATCAGATCGAGCTGTCGGTCGACGAACCCGAGGGCGACCCGGCCGCCGAGCGCGGCGACGTCTCCTCGTGGCCCGAGAAGGTCGCCGAGGCCGAGCAGATCGCCGAGGGCTACCGCACGCAGCTCGCCGCCATCGCCGAGGGCCTGTACGCCCGGGGGCTCGTGCCGGCCGACGTCGACACCACCGCCGAGGGCTGGCTCGCCGAGCTCGTCTTCGCGGTCATCGACGGCCCCGCATCCGAGCAGGCCGAGCCCCCGACACCCGCCGAGCCCGAGGAGCTACCGAAGCCTCGCAAGCGCGCGGCGCGCCCCCGGGCCGCATCCCCGGCGGAGTAGCGGTGTCCATCGGGCGGCGGCAGAGCGTCAACATCGAGGGCATCGCCGACCTCGAAAAGAAGCTTCGCAAGCTGCCCGAGGTCGTCGCCGCAGCCGGCGAGCGCGCGATCCGCGCCGAGACCGAGGACGTTCGCGACGACGCGAAGCGCGGCGCACCCCGCAAGACGGGCGAGCTGCGGGACTCGATACAGGCCGAGTTCGACGCCAAGGAGATGCGAGGCCGCGCCGTCGCGACCGCCAAGCATGCCGGTTTCGTCGAGCACGGCACCGACGACACACCCGCTCAGCCGTTCATGATGCCCGCGGCCGAGCGGTCACGGCGCCGCTTCCCGCAGCGCGTCCGCACCGAGATAAAGGCCGAATTGGAGCACCTGTGAGCGCGCTGCCCGCCCGGAACCCGGCGACCCCGATACAGCGGGCGATGGTCGCGCGCCTGCGTGCTGACGCCACGCTGATAGCCCTGCTGGCCCCCGTGAAGGACAGCTCGCCCGCCGTGCCGGCCGTCGTCGACCAGCCGGCAGAGGGGCAGAACAAGCCCTACATTCGGGTCGGCGACCACCTCTCGATCCCCGACCACGACCACACCTCGTCCGGCCGCGAGGTAACCGAGACGCTCCATATCTGGACGAAGACCCGCACCAACAAGCAGGGGCAGGACATCGCCGACGCGGTCACCGCCTCACTCGACCGGCAGGTCGAAGCCTTCTCGGCCCTGCTCGAACTCGACGGGCACCGCTGCGTGACGATCCGGCAGGAGTTCGACCAGGCCCTCGAAGACCCTGACCCGCAGATCAGGCACCACGTCGTACGATTTCGCATACAGACCGAGCAACTCAGTTAGGAGGCGCCGCCGTGAGCGGACGCGACGGATTCGGGACCCACTTCCGGCGGGCGACCACCATCACCCCCGGGACCACGTACGAGACGATTGCCAACGTCACCAACATTTCCGGCCCCGACCGTAAGCGGGAGACGATCGACGTCACGGCACACGACTCGCCGGGTGGCTGGATGGAGTTCATCGGCGGGCTCAAGGACGGCGGCGAGGTCCAGCTCGATATCAACTATGACCCCACCGAGGTCACTCACGACCTCGACGACGACTTCGACGACACCGACCCGCGCAACTACCGGGTCGTCATGTTCCCCGGTACGGCCGACGAGTGGACGTGGCAGCTCAAGGGCATCCTGACCGAACTCGGGGACGAGTTCCCCTACGATGACAAGATGGCCCGGAAGATGACCATCAAGATCACGGGCAAGCCCTCGCTCTTGCAGTCGAGCGGCAGCTAGCACAGCCAGGGAGAGAGCAGCATGACCGAGCACAACATGACGGTGGGGGACGCGGCGGCCGAGGGATTCCTCGGCCGCGACGCCATCCTCGACGCCGACGACCGCGTGTACGACGTCGTTGACTGCCCCGAGTGGGGCGGCAAGGTGCGCGTGCGCGGGCTCACGGGCACGCAGCGGGACGCCTACGAGGCGTCCCTGATGCAGAGCAACGGCAACGACAAGAAGCTCAACCTCGCCAACGCCCGCGCGAAGATGTGCGTTCTCGCCATCGTGGACGGCAACGGCAACCCGATCTTCACCTCGGACGACGTCCGGCAGCTCGGCCGGAAGTCCGCGCTGCCCATCGAGCGCATCTTCGACGCAGCCCGCCGGCTGAGCGGCATGACTCAGGAGGACGTCGACAAGCTCACCGAAAATTTCGGCGCAGACCCGAACGGCGACGGTACTTCCGACTAGCCCTCGCCCTCGGGTGCACGGTCGAGGAGCTGCTCGCGCGGATCGGCTCGCGCGAGCTCACCGAGTGGGAGGCGTACGAGGGGATAGCCGGACCGGTCGAGGTCGGTGAGCGCCTCGACCAGTTGTTCGCGATGCTGCAAGCGACCATCGCCAACGTGAATCGCGAGAAGCGGCAGCGGCCGTTCAAGGCCGAGCAGTTCGTACCGAAGTGGGAGAGGCGGCAGCAGGTGGACGGCAACGGAGAGATGTCCCCCGAGGACATGCTGCGTGCCGTGAAGCGCATCCACAAGGCGATGGGGGGCTAGTCCGCATGTCGACTCTCGCCGACCTGCTCATCGAAATCGGCCTCAACACGAAGGAGGTCGCCAAGGGTGCGAGCGAGGTCGAAGGCAAGCTCAAGAAGACGTGGGCCGGCGTCACCAAAGCTGCCGCCATCGGCGGCGCGGCGGTCGGCGCCGCCCTGCTCGCGGGCATCGACAACATCATCGAGACGTCGAAGCCGATGGCCCTGCTCGAAGCGCAGCTCGGCGGCGGTCAGGAATTCGCGGCGCAGATGGGCAAGAACGCGGGCGCGGTCTACGCGAAGGGCGTGACCGACTCGATGGAGGAAGCCGCGGGGGCCGTCCGGGACGTCTGGCAGAACAAGCTCGTGCCCGAGGACGCCCCCGACGCGGCCATCCAGTCCGTGAGCAACAAGCTCGTGGCCCTCGGCAAGACGACCGAGAGCAGCACGAAAGAGGTCGCGACGGCCGTCTCGACCATGCTCAAGACCGGCATGGCGAAGAGCGCCGACGAAGCCTTCGACGTCATTCAGCGTGGCGTGACCTCGGGCGTCAACAAGGCCGACGACCTGCTCGACACGTTCACCGAGTACAGCACGCAGTTTCGCAAGCTCGGCTTCGACGGACCGCAGGCCCTCGGCCTGCTCTCGCAGGGGCTCAAGGGCGGTGCCCGCGATGCCGACACCGTCGCGGACGCGCTCAAAGAGATCTCGATCCGCGCGATCGACGGCAGCAAGACGACCACGACCGCGTACGCCACGCTCGGGCTCAACGCCAAGAAGACGGCCGCAGACTTCGCTGCGGGCGGCGACCGGGCGACGAACGCCCTCGCGACCGTCCTCGACAAGCTCAGGGCCATCAAAGACCCCGTCAAGCAGCAGGCGGCGGCCGTCGGCCTGTTCGGCACGAAGGCCGAAGA